CGCGGCGGCGAGCGTGGCGATGCCGGCGCCGGTGGCGGAGCCCGACGCTTTCAGATTGTTCACCGCGGAGGCGACATGGCCCGCGGCGAATTGCGTGCCGCCGGATGTCGACAGCGCCAGATCGCTGGTGGAGCCCGTGGTCACGCCGGGCGCCGTTACGCCGGTGAATGTTCCGGCGGCGGGCGTGGCGCCGCCGAGGGCCATATTGTCCATCGTGCCCGCCGTCGCGGGCGCGATCGTCACCGTGCCCGATCCCGTCGGCGCAATCGTGACGGGATGGCCCGATGGCGATAGCGTGACGGTGTTGCTGGCGTTGAGCGTGCTGAACTTGCCGTTGGCCGCCATCGTCTGGCCGATGGCGACGTTGTTGATCGCGCCCACGGTGGCCGGCGCGATCGTCACCGTGCCGGCGCCGGTCGGCGACAGCGTGACCGCGGCATTGGCGGGCGACAAGGTCACCGCCGCGCTCGCGCCCAATGTCGTGAACGCGCCGGACGACGGCGTGACCGCGCCGACGGCGACGTTGTTGATCGCGCCCGCGGTGGCCGGCGCGATCGTCACCGTACCGGCGCCGGTCGGCGACAGCGTCACGTTCGCGCTCGCCGGTGAAAGGGTTGCCGCGCCGCTTGCCGTCAGCGTGGTGAAGGCGCCGGATGACGGCGTGGTGGCGCCGATGGCGGTGGCATCGACCGTGCCGCCGTTGATGTCCGCCGATGTGACGGCGGCCGAAGCGATGGTCGCAAGCCCGCTCGATGCGGTGAGCACAATGGCGTCGTGCCAGGCCGATCCATCGGGCGAGACCTTGAAGTGGAAATTGTCGTCGCCCGCCAGCCCCACTTCGGCGCGGCCTGAGAAATTGTCCTGGAACAGGAACGACGCGGTGTTGCCAGACGCTTGCTTGGACAGCGTCGCGCGCACGTCGCCGGTGCCGCCGCTGCCGGTGGGCACATCGGTGAAGAGGATCGCGTTCGATTCCACGCTGAGCAGGTTGGGCGCGGCCGCCGTGGTGTTGACGCCGATCAGCGGCACGTTCTGCAGCGGCAACAGGCTCGCATAGTCCACCCAGGCGCTGCCCGTGTAGACGATGAACTTGCTCTCGTCGGCGACGTAGGCGACGAGCCCGCCGAACGGCGCATAGAAGCGCCAGTCGCCATCGGCGCAATAGGCGATCTTCGCATCCTGCCCGGTCCACGCGCCCGTCGCGGTGGCGTGCACCAGATAGGTGTCGCCGTCTGCGGGCGAGGACGGCGGCGCGGTGAGCGTGCGGTCGAGGAAGCGCGCGCAGAGGAACGCATCGAACTGATAGAGCGCCTCGTTGTGCGTGACATGTTTCTGCGCCTGCGCCGCCGCGAGCAGCGGCGCGCCGGTACGCGGCGTGGTGTCGGTCATGATTCTCTCCATGAGAAAAATTAGCTGAAAGTGAAACTCCCGGTCTTGCCCGGCCCGCGGCCGAGGACGGTCGAGAGCTGATAGACAGTGAAGCGGAACGGCGATGGCAGGCCGCTCGGGAAATCCGCTGCGATGTCCGCCGCCGGGTACGTCAGCGACGCGGACGAAAGTGACGGGAACGTTCGTTTCACCGCGCCCGAGGCGTCGAGGATTTCAAGGTCGTAGCTTTCGCTCGCCTCGCTCATCGGGATTTCCGTCTGGTCCCAGCTGTCGCTGCCCGGCGCGCGGTCGCGGCGGATCCAGCCGAGCGACAAATCCGTGCCGCCCGCGTCATAGACCGCCTGCAGCTGGCACGGTGCGAAAGGCCTCAACCCCACGCCGGCGAACTGTTCCGCCGCGCCCTGCCACGCCGGATCGGAGATCGGCTTGTCCTGCGGGCCCCAGAGATAATTGAACGGCAAGGCATATTGATCCTGCGGGATCGAGAGCTGCTTGAGCGCGGCGTTGAGCACCACGACGCGCGCACCCGACACGACGGGAGACGCCATCGCGCTCTCCGTTCCCGCCTGCCCGCGCAACAGCCGCGACACCTGCCATTGCCCCGGCGAGACGAGCGCTGCGTCGGCGAATTGCAGCACCTCCCAATCGCCGGACGCATTCTGCACCGCCAGCGCATTGGCGCCGCCGAGCACCGAGAGATCGTCCAGCGCCGCGAGCGCGCCGTCATTGAGATCGATCGACAGCGCATTCACCTCGTCCCAGCGCCACACCGGTCCGGAATAGAAATCCGCCGCGGTCTCGCCGATGAACGCGGCGAGCGTCAGCGAAGTGTCGAGCGTGTAGTTGGCGTCGCTGGCGCTGCGCATCACCTGCACCGTTCCCGGCCACGGATCGGCGAAGGCGGCGGCGAACGGATCCCACGCGGTCTGGTCCGCGGTGACGAGCGGCAAATCGAGGAACACCACCAGCGCGCGTCCCGTCTGCTGAACCGTCTGAGCCACGCTCGCGCCGCGCGACGGACCGACGATGGCGTCGTAGATCGACGGATCGGTCGCGACGGCCTGCACCGTGCGCGCGCCGGCATCGTCGATCTCCGTTAGCCGCAGGCGATAGCTGCGCCCGCTGGCGGCGAGCGAGACTTCATCGGTCGGATCGAGCGCGAGCTGCGACGGCGCCAGCGCGAATTGCGCGGTCTCGCGCATCGTCCACGCGTCCATCAAGAGCCGCTCGCCGATGCCGATGGCCTGGCCCTGGTCCATCACGATGGGCAAAGTGGAATCGGCGGTGCGCGACGCGCTGCCGACCAGCCGCCGCGCCTCGACGACGGCGCTGCGGAAATCGGCGTCCGCGTCGATATAGGAAATGCGCGAGGCGAGCGGCAGATCGCTTTCCTCCGCGCGCACCAATGTGAACCCGAAATCCGGCTCGCCGCTATCCGCCAGCACGAGATCGCCTTCGCCGAGCGAAGTCGGCGTCGGCCGGCCGCGCGCGACGAAGCGGATCGCGCCGCCGGTCTCCACCGCGTCGAACTGGAACGCCACCGCCAGCGGCGAGATCGCGTCGCGCGGGCTCATCGTGTCGGTCACGGCGTAACCGGTGACGATGCCGGAAATATCCGTCACGTCCGTTTCGACCGCGCCCTCGCACAATTGCTCGACCAGGTCCGGCAGCATCACCGCGCCGAGCCGCCCGTTGAGCCAGTGGCCCAGCGCGTAATCCGCCGCATCGCCCCAGATATTCGCGTAGGCCGGGAAGAACGGGAACGGCCGCGCGTCCCAGCTCCAGACATGGATGTTCGCCGCATCGACCATGCGCCCGGAATAGACGCCGGACACCGGATTGTTCGCCGATACAGTCCAGAAATTCAGATGCGCTTCGAGGAAGCGCCGCTGGATCAGATCGTCCCGTTCGCCGTCGGAATAATAGGGCAGCGCGCTCTCGCTCGATTTGGGATCGACGAACACATTGGGCTCGTTCGTTCCCTTGTCCACCGCCGGGCAGCCCAGCTCGGTGAACACGATCGGCTTGCCTTGCGCCACCCACCCGGTGGGCGACGCGCTCTCCGTTCCGCCGGGCCGGTCATGATGCGCGTTCGACCACCAGCCCCACAGATCCTTCGCGCGCCACACCCAGGGCTTGCCCAACCCATCGGTGATAGCCGTGCGGATCTGCGCATCGCGGTCGGCGTCACTGGCATAGAACCAGTCGTAATCCTCGCCGCCCCGGATGTTGCCCGTGAGATAGGCGGGATCGTGGATGTCGGTCGGACCGTTCGCGTTGTAATCCAGATGGGTGGTGCCGTCGCGCCAATCCGAAAGCTTCATGTAGTTGTCGATGCCGACGAAATCGATGTTCGCGTCCGACCACAGCGGATCGAGATTGAACAACAGCGCGCCGCCGCCAGGCTGGTGGTTGTTGTACTCGCTCCAGTCCGCCGCATAGCCGAGCTTGGTGCCGCTGCCGAGGATGGCGCGCACATCCGCCGCCAGCGTCTTCAGCGCCGCCACCGCCGGATAGCTCGTGGCGCCGTCGCGCACCCGCGTCAGCCCGCGCAATTCGGAGCCGATCAGGAACGAATCCACGCCCCCCGCCGCCTGGCAGAGCAGCGCATAGTGCAGCACCATGCGGCGGAAGCCCCAGTCCGTGCCGCCGCTCCAGGTCACGGCCGTTCCGGTGACGGTGAAATCGCCGGCGACCGCCGCGCCGAAGAACGCATCCACCTGCGCGGTCGCCGCGCTCGTCTGGTCCGGCGAGCCCGCCACGCCCGGCGCCGGATCGCAAGTGATGCGCCCGCGCCAGGGATAAGCGGGCTGCGACGCGGCGCCCGTGTAAGGATCGGGAAGCGCATTGCCGCTCGCGATGTCCAGGAACAGGAACGGACAGAACATCACGCGCAAGCCGCGCGTCTTCAGGTCCTGGATCGCATCGACCACGCTCGCATCGTTCGGCGTTCCGCCATAGGCGGGGATGCCGTCCACCTCGCTCACCAGATGCGCGTCCGCCCGCGCCACGCCGTTGACGCTCCAGGTCTCCGGATAGGTCTTCTTCTTCGCGATCTCCACGCCCGGCATGATCTGGATCTCGCCGGCGCGCAGGTCGCTGCCGAACCAGCCCACGACCAGCGACGCCGCGCCGAGCGAGGGCGCCAGGCCCTGCAGCTCGTCCAGCGACGCGGTCCAGTCGGCCACACCGCTCGCATTGTGCGCGTTCTGCGCGATGGTGGTGCCGTCGCCGTCATCCGCTGTCACCACCTCCGTCGCATAGACGAACTCGCCCGCGCCGGGGATGATCGCCACCCCCGTCAGCACGTTCTCCAGCGCCGTGGGATCGGCGTCGGAAATCGCGCGGATGAGCTCGAACTGCAATTGCGGAATGCGGTTGCCGAATTGCGCCAGCGCCATGTCCTCGAACACGATGGTGCAAAGCCCGCGATAGGCGGGCGTGTTGCCGCTGCCCTCGATCTCCTGGATCAACGGGTCCTCGGCTTGCGTCTCGCTGCCCGGATAGAACCGCGTGGTGAATTGCGAGATGTCGATCAGCGCGCCGTCGGCCCAGACGCGGCCGATCTTCGTCACCACGCCGGCGCACAATCCCACCGCGAACGACACCGAATAGGCGTAATCCGTCTGCGTCACCTTCGGCCCGCCGAAGCCCTTGCCGCCGCTCGACGAGGTGCTTGCGGTCTCCAAAAACTGCGTCGCCCAGATCAATTGCCCGGCGACGCGCACGCGCCCGAACACTTTGGGGATCGCCGCGCCCTCGGTGGAGGACTGGATGTTGATGTCACTCAGCCGCGGGCCTTTGACGCGCGTGCCGGGCGCGAGCGCGGCGTCGATCTCCGAGCCGACGAAGGCGCCGATCGCGCCGCCGATCTGCGCGGAGGTGATGGTGGTGCCGAGCACGGTGAAGCTCGCGCCCAATGCGTTGCCGATCGCCTCGCCGGCGACGGAGAGAACCAGGGATGCCATTTTTGTTTTCCTAAAGTCTGAACGCGTAAGAGAGCTTGTTCCGCCAGAAGGCGGATAACGCTTCTTCGCTGACGCGCTTGTTCTGCCGCGCGTGGATTAAGGTCAGCGCGCCGCCGCGTTCCGCCACGATGCCGCAATGCTTGGCGGGGCTGCGCGGGAACATGCGGAACAGCGCGATGTCGCCCGGCGCGAGCGACGCGGGCGCCACTTCCGGCAGGTGCCGCGCCAGCGCTGTATATAATGTCTCGCGCCCGGTCGCTTCGGCCCAGTCCGCCGCGTAGTTCGGCACCGCTTCCGGCTCGTCGCGCCCCATCTCGCGCCACACGCCGCGCAGGAGCCCGAGGCAGTCGCAGCCCGCGCCCTTCACGCTCGCCTGGTGCATATAGGGCGTGCCGATCCAGCCGCGCGCGAGCGCCACGATGTCAGTTTCCATAACGGCTGCCTCCATCGAGCGACACACGCTGGCTGGGATAGGCGATCACCGCGTCGTTGCCGATCATGTAGGGGTAGCCGCGGAAATTGGCGGCGTTGGCGAACTTGGCCTTGCAGGTGGCGAACTGCTTGTCGCAGCCCGCGGTGATCGCGAAGGCGTCGCTCGCCGCCACCGCCTCGCTCATCGCCTGCCACAGCTCGACTGTAACGTTCGTTCCGGAGACGCCGTGGCGCTTCACGTCCATCGCGCGGCCGGCGTTCGCGCCGCTCGTCCAGGCGAGCTTGCCGCTGCCGAACCAGCCGTCCGCGAAAGCGCCAAGGCCGGACACCGTGAAGCGCCGCGCGTCGAACGCCACGGCCACCGCGCCGGTGCCGTGGAACGCGGCATTGGTCAGATCGATGGTGCAGCGGCCGTCGCCGAGATCGGCGTCACAGGAGAATCCGAACACGCGCCCCGTCGCCTGGTTTAGCGCGGCGGCGAGGCCGCGCACTTCGGCGGTGAAGGCGGTGGCGCCGCGCTTGACCTCGCCCAGATTGCCCTGGCGCATCAGCACGCGCTGGGCCGGCGACGCCCAGTTCACGCGCCAGATCGAGATCGCCGCGTTGTCGTAGAGCCCGGCGGCAAGATCGGCTTCGTTCAGCGTGTCGCTGGACAGCGCGCCCAGCACGGAGAGATTGTCGACCGCGAGGCCCAGCGTGGAATCGATCTCGCTGGCGGTGAAACCGGCGACCGCCATGTAGGTCACGCCGGCGAAAATCACGTTCGTGTCGTGGTCGGTGAAACCCTGCACCACGCCGTCGCCGCGCAGCAAGGTCCAGCACCAGCACAGCGTTGTGGCGCCGCCGTCGAGATGCGCCTGCATCCCGGTGGGAAGAGTTTTCATAGGGCGATCTCCACGATAGGGATGCTCGGGATGTCGCCGGCGGCGAAATCCGACAGGTTGATCGAGAGCGAGTCCGAGTCGAACCGCACCGGCACGTCGAATTCGAAACCGGCGGTGAGGACGGCGCTTGCGGCGGGCGCTGTCACGAACGTGACAAGACCCGTGGCGGGATCGGCGCTGACGCCGCTGCCCAATGCCGTGCCGTTCACCGCGACGGCGACCGTCCCATCCACCGGCTTGCCGATCGTGCGCGTCCAGCTTGACGGTCCGGACGTGTAGGTCTTGGTGAGCTGGAACACGGTGGTCGTTCCGTCGCCGGTGCCGAGCGGCTGGTCGAGCGCGGTCACCGCCGCGCCCGGCGCGCAGGATTTGAAATCGGCGAAATCCTTCAGCCGGAAGCCGTAAAGCCGCGCCAGCCGCGCTTCGAAGAACGCGATGGTGGCGTGCAAATCGTCCAGCGTCTTGATGCCGTAGCCGACATTGTATTGCCGCCGCGAATTGGCCCACACGGCGTTGCGCTCCTCGAAGCCGGAGCCGAGCGTGACGATCTCCGTCTTGCGCACGGGCCCGCCGGTCGAATGGAACGCGATCGCGGTGGGAAAGCGGATCTCGTGGAAATTCATCTCACGGCCTCACAAATTCTTCTGACCGCGCGCCAGGGCACGGGCCATCATCGCGGAGATCTGGGATTCCGATTTCAGGAAACTCGGCGCGTCGCGGACCTGGACGTTGAGGACGACGTTGGGTGTGCCCGCGCCCAGCGCGCCGTTTGGAACGATCGTTCCGTTGGACGACGGCGAGAACAATTCCGGCCCCTGCTCGCCCACGAGGTAGGTGGAATCCATCGCCACCGGCCCGCCCAGCGCGCGGCCGCCGCTGACGCCCAGCACCGAATCCGCGAACGAGCTGACGATGCCTTCGATGGGCTTGGCGATGAAGTCCTTGATCGCGACGCGGTCGAAATCGGCCAGGATCGCGTCCACCATCTGATCGACCGAGGTTTTGCCCGACACCGCGGCGTTGGCGATGGTGCGCGCCACCGCGTCGAAACTGCCGTTCACGGCATCTTCGATGCTCTTGCCCGCGCTCGCGACCGGCCCGCTGGCGAAATCCGACAGCGCTTTCGCCGCCGAGGCGAGATTGTCCGTCAGCGGCGACAGGTCCGCGCCTATCGTAACGTTCGTTACACTCATGTTTCTTCATCCGGATAGGTTTCGATCAGGCGCGCGAGTTCGGCGCGGCCGAGCGGCGGCACGCGCCGCCGCCCGAACCGCGCCGAAAACCCGGCACACGCCGCGCGCCATTCGGGCAGACTCATCGCCCAGAAGTCGCGCGGCGCCAGTCCCATCACGCCGAGGCCGAACTCGAGGATGGCGTCCCAGCCAAAGGGCCCGTAACGGGGGCTGTAACGGGAGCGGCAACCGCCGGCGCAGTTGCCGGTGTCACCGCCGCCGCTGCCGGCGCCGCGCTGACGCCCGCCGCATCGAACGCGCCCGAGATCGCGCCGACCAGCGTGCCGACATCGGTTTCGAGCTTGAGCACGTCCGACGTGCTCACATCCATGCCGCCGCCTTTGAGCAGCGCGGAGGCGACGACCGCGATGTCCTTGGTCGCGAGGTTCTTGAGGCGGTCGGCGATGTCGCCCATGTTGCCGACGCCGAGTCCGTCCTCGATCTCGGCGAGCGCGCCCAGCGTCAGCCGCATCACCAGCGATTTGCCGCCGGATGCCAATGTCGCGTCGCCGCGTGTGGTGTTGGTCATGTGTAGTCTCCTTCTCTTTGTAAGAACCTCCCCCCTGTGGGGAGGTCGGAAAATGCGAAGCATTTTCCGGGTGGGGGGCCGAGCCGAACGTCTGCACCGCCCCCCACCCGAAATTCTTCGCGCTTCGCGCGCGAAGAATTGTCGACCTCCCACAAGGGGGAGGTGCAGAACTAGTCTGCGGTGAACGTCAGCGCCCCGGCCGATGCGAGCGACAGGCTGAGCTTGAGCTCGCCGTCATAGGGGCCGTCATATTGGAGCGCAGTGATCTTGAACGGCCCGGCGACGGTGCCGAAGCTGGGGATCACGATCTGGAAATCCTTCAGCGTCTGGCCGAAGAAGGCGGTGCGCAACGTCGCGTCGGATGAGGCGTCCTTGAACACCCCCGAGCCCGAGATCGACGCCGAGGCGATGCCGCCGCCGTCGAGCAGTTCGCGCCACTGGTCGGCGGAATCGGCATTGGTGACGTCAACGGTTTGCGCGTTGAACGCGAGCGTCGTGGCGCGCAGGCCGGCGACGGTGGTGAAATTCTCCGGGTCGGCGCCGTCGCCGATCTTGATCAGCAGATCCTTGCCGCGTTGTGCGGACATGGTGTTTCTCCTTGTTGTTATTGCGGTTCCATCACCGCGCGGAAGTGCAGCGTGGCGCGATAGGTTTCGCCGTCTTCCTCGCGCGCGAAATCGGCGCCCTGGTAGCGGATGCCGATGAGCGTTTGCCCCGGCGGGACAAGCGCCGCGCCGTCGAGCGCCGCGCGCACCGCGTCGGCGATCAGCTTGCTTTCCTTGTGCCCGCCGCCGCGCGACCACACGTCGATCGCGGCGACATGCGCGCTGCCGGATTCGGTCGCGGTGTCCCAGTTGGTTTCGGCGTCGTCGCCGAGCACCGCGTAGGGAAACGTGGCGTCGCGCGGCACGGCGTCGAACAGCCGCGCGCCGATCAGCGCCTGCACGCCGCTATCGGCGCCGAGCGCGGCGAAGATCGCCTGCTGCAGGGCGAAGCTTGCGGCGGTCATGGCAGTTCCTCGCAGAGCAGAGTGACGAGCTGCGCGGGCGCGCCTTCGTCCAGCACCGCGTGGATGCGGAACGTTCGTGACGCGACGACGGCGCGGTTGCCCGCGGCGAGCACGGCGTTGCGGCGCGCGGTGAGGCTGTGGCGGACGCGGGATTCGACCGCGTCCGGGCCGTACACGTCGCTCCCCGTGATGGGTTCGACGCGCACCCAGACGGTGGCGATCTGCGACCAGCTCTCGCCGATCCCGCCCCCGCCATCGGGCACCGCCGCGCACGCATAGATCTGCGCACGCTGGTTGAGGGTTCCGAGCATGTGTTGGTTTCCTGTTTTCCTCCCCCGCCGTTGCGGGGGAGGTGGATGGCGCGCGACAGCGCGACAGACGGAGGGGGTGTGAGCAGCGGTGCAAGCACGGCACCGTTCCTCACACCCCCTCCACCACTTCGTGGTCCCCCTCCCCCGCACCAGCGGGGGAGGAAAATTAGAT